AAAGAATTTGGATTTGCAACTAAAAATGGCTTTAGTAGAAATATTCTAAAACCAGAAGAATACCGAGATGAGTTTATAAAACTTCATCCAGAAGATGCTTGTTATGAAACTTACATGAGCTACGACGTTGATGACCAAGATTCTGCGGCGTTGAAAGCTCCTTTAGTTTTCGACTTAGATAGCGAAGAAGCTGTTGAACTAGCTTTAATTGAAACTAGAAAAATAGTTAAGATCCTATTCCAAATTGGGATTAAGCCTAATGTTTATTTTAGTGGTGCTAAGGGATTCCATGTGGTAATTCCGTTTGAATGTTTTGGGATTGAGCCACAGTTTTATTTGATTTCTATTTTTAAGATAATGGCTAAAGGATTAGCTGATACAAATAAACTCAAGACTGTTGATTTGGTTATTTATGAACGCAAAAGATTATTTAGAATCAATAACACTAAGAATATCAAGACTGGATTGTATAAAATATTCCTAAGTTACGAAGAGCTTGGGAAATCTCTTGAAGAAATAAAACAATTAGCAGTTAATCCAAGACCTGAAAACCTACAAAAACCAGAAGTGAACAAGCAACTAAATGCTTCTTACAAACTAGCCGAAAGAAACTTTCTAAAAACTCTTGAACGTAAAAATGAGCATAGGATTTGTACGTTTGATGAAGTTAAAATGCGACCATGTATTAAAAAAATACTTGCTGAAGGAGCTATGGATGGCGAAAGAAATAGCACTTGTTATACTTTAGCTCTATTTTTCAAGAGCCAGAATATGCTGGAGGATGAAGTTAAGGAAGCACTCAAGGGATTTAGCGGATTAAATGATAAAGAAATAGATGGAACCGTTAGAAGTGCATACAAAAGCACTTACAAGTGGGGATGCAACGACAACGACTTAGTTCAGAAATACTGTGATAAGGCTCATTGTTCTGTGGGTTATCAGAAGCTCTCGATTACTGATATGATTTGGAACAAAGATGAGCTGATTGAAGAAATTGAGAAAGAGGAACGTGGAGAAATGAATACTAATCTCACTTTTGGAGCGCAAGAGCTAGATGACGCTTGGGAGGGAATACGCAAAGATGAATTGATTATTGTCGCCGCCGATAGTGGAATTGGTAAAACTACATTTGCTTATTGGCTAACTAAACAGAACACGGCAATCAAAAATAGAGTTCTATTCTGCTCGCTTGAGATGTCTACTAGCGCTTTAATATCTAGGGCTTGCAAGGAAACAAATACAAGTTTTGCTGATATGAAAAAGTGGATTACTGAATCACCTGTGTTTTTCTACAAAGACGGTAAAAGACTTTCAACAAAGAATCTAAGAAGAAACCTTGAGGAGAGTGTTAAGAATAACTTTGGAGTTGATTTAATAATCATTGACCATCTTGGTTATGTTGAAATGCCTTCCGATAAGATGTACGACAGCTTTACGTCTATCGCTACAGATTTATCAAACTTTGCCAAAGAGCTTAGTATTCCGATTATTCTGTTAACTCATTTCAATAAAGGTCAATCTGGTGCAAGTAATAAGCCGAGAAGTGTAAATGATATTCTTGGAAGCGGAAGACTTAGAGATTTAGCAAGCAAGGTTATTCAGATTTGGTATCCACAGGAGGGAAATGAATTTGGTGGTACAATGTTCTTATTGCATAAGAATCGCTACGGTTCATGTCCAAGCGTTAATCTTAAATACGAAAACGGAGGATATAAATATGACCCAACTATTTAACAAAAAATATATGTTTAAGTGTAAGTATTGTGAATCAAAATCAGAAATGAGAGTGTTTGTACCTTTTCAAAACACTAAAAGACAATGGGTTGGAGATCCAGCTTGGAATTTTCACATTAAATCCATATGCGCTAATTGCCACATGTACAATGGCTTTATAAAGCAAACACCAGAACTAATGGAAGAGTTAAAGAACAACACGTTCTGTAATTTAGAAATTGATCCCAAAAGAGTGGAAGCGATAAGGCCAGAGCTAATCCCGTTCGCAGATCATCGGGATATTCAAAATAGTTAGCTTGTAAAATATGCATAATTATGCTAGTCTATTGCTGAAATAACATACGGATAAATTTTTATAGGGAATAAGGGCAGGAAAGGAGTAGTTTCTCATAGGGTCTACTCCTTTTTTGTTTAATCTTTACAGGTTTGAGCAAGTGTGCTATACTTTGTCACGCAATAATCTTTAATTAAAAGTCTATGAAGTATGATTTTTCTAAGGCAGTTGTAAAGACTCTAGACGGACAAGTTGTCCCAGAGGTTAATAAATCTCTTGCTAACGCAATCTACGGACTTACAAAAGACCTAGACCTAGTTGATAAGGCTTTAAAGATCAACAAAGGTGAAGCAGTTGAATTAGACAAGACAGAAGTAGAAACAATCAAGTCAATTATCAATGACGATAAAGCTGGATTCTTTGCATTCGTGAAGAAAGGCTTTTTTGATTACATTGCATCAGTTAAGGAATAACAATCTCATACATGAAAAAAGGATTCTCTCACAAAGAGCCAACCATGGCACAGATTAAATCCTTTGGCCCTAAGAAAGCTAAGGAATATCTAGCAAAGGAACGTAAGGAAGGAGGCAAGGGTGAGCCTAAAGCTTGGCATAAAGCTGAGATGCGAATATTAACTAAAAAAGTGAAATAATGACCACAGCTCAATTACAATCAGCAGAATTACATTTAAATATTCTAGCTACTCAAATCAAACGCTTAGAAGGAAATGTAAGAGCAGCTTTACTTAAGAAAGACATGGAAGGTGAAGACAAAGAAAAGCAAGAACTAATTGCTCAAGGATTTGAAGAACAAATTAAAACTATGGAAGAACAAAGAGATGCTTACGAAAATGAAATACTTAAGCGAACCTCACTATGAGAATCCCCTTTACCAAGAGTTACGCGTGTTCTGGTAAAAGAAAGCACAATGAAGATTGCTTAAAACGCTGGGAAAAGGATAAGCAAAAAGGAAAGGAGTGGCGTTGTAACGCTCATCCGTTCTACTGGGTAATAACTAAAGACTACAAAGGAAGCTATATGCTAGCGAACTCAGCAGGAACTGGTTACCTAGCAAATTACATAACACTCACTTAAAATGATGAAAGAAGATTTAATTCCCGCTAGAGCAAGACTCTTAAAGGAACTTGATGAGATAGATGCAGAGATAGATAAACTTGGGCTAGGAACGATTGCTCCACGAGAAACGACTACAACCTCAACTCTAGAAGAAATGAACCCAATAGAGCGATTAGAAGAAGCTACGATGGGTCCTAAGGAAGAGGTTAAGGTTACAAAACGTAGAAGAGGAAGACAGCCAGGATATAAACCTAAAAAGAAATAGATATGCCAGCAGGTAGACCCCTCAAGTTTCAGTCAGTAGAAGAATTAGATACTCGCATTGGCGAATATTTTAACACAACTCCTGAAGAAGAGTGGACATGGACTGGATTAGCTCTATGGCTTGACGTAGATAAGCACACTCTTACTAATTACACGGATAGGCCAGAATTTTCTACCTCGGTAAAAAGAGCAATGAGCAGAGTGGAGAATAGTTATGAAAAAGACTTAAAGAAATCAGGGCGTACAGGAACTATATTTGCGTTAAAGAACTTTGATTGGAAAGATAAGCAAGAACAAGAGCATTATGGTAAAGATGGAGAGGCATTATTCCCTAAACCGATAATGGATGTTCGTAAAGACAACAGCGACGCAGAAGATACTTTCGTTAAAGAATAGAATACGAGCAGTCCAGGGTGGTTCATCAGCTTCAAAGACAATCTCAATTCTATTGTACTTGATAGCTCTGGCTCAAGGGGATAAAAGGAAAACGCTTACATCTATTTGTGCTGAAAGTATACCGCATCTCAAGAGAGGTGCTATTCGTGATTTCAAGACTATATTGCTTGACCATGGATATTGGAAAGACTCTAACTGGAATGTTACCGATAGCATTTATACATTTGAGAATGGAGCGATTATAGAGTTCTTTTCAACTGATAATGGAGATAAGTTAAGAGGAGCTAGACGCGATAGACTATTCATCAATGAGGCTAATAACGTAACTTTTGAGGCATTTGAGCAATTAGAGATTCGTACTAAGAGTTTTGTGTTTCTTGATTGGAATCCTTCAAATGAGTTCTGGTTTTACACAGATGTTTTAGGTAAGCGTGAGGATGTTGACCATATCATTCTGACTTACAAAGACAATGAAGCTCTTGACCAAAGAGTAGTTGAATCCCTTGAGCAGCGTAAGAATCGTAAAGGCTGGTGGTTGGTCTATGGATTAGGACAGCTTGGTGAAGTAGAGGGTAAAATTTATAAGGATTGGAGTTTCATAGACGAGATACCACATGAAGCTAGACTTGAACGAAGGGGATTGGATTTTGGATATACGAACGACCCAACTGCAATCGTAGACATTTACTATTACAATGGCGGTTATATCTTAGATGAAAGATGTTTTACTAAGGGATTAAGTAATAGGCAAATAGCGGATATTCTATCTGATAAGCCAGAGGTGCTTGTGATAGCTGATAGTGCTGAACCAAAGAGCATTGATGAGATTAGAGGCTATGGAATCAACATTATAGGCGCAGTCAAAGGTAAGGATTCAGTAAGTCATGGTATCCAAACGGTTCAAGACCAGAAAATATCTGTTACTAAGCGGTCAGTAAACGTAATCAAAGAATATAGAAACTACCTATGGATGACGGATAAGGACGGGAAGATACTTAACGAACCAGAGCATCAGTTTTCGCATTCGCAAGACGCTATTCGTTATGGATTCTCGCTAATGGCTAGTATTGTTACTAAAGAAAGCGAAAAGGCTCTAACCAAAGCTATGGATGAGTACAATCGCACAGAAGACAATGTGAACGTAGGCTGGAGTCCAAGTATCTACGATAAGTTCTTTCCTGAATAATGTGTTTACTTTGGCAAAAAATGAGTCTATAATATACACGAAGAATACTCATTCTGTCGGCAAGACTTCAAGGCAACCTTAGCCTTAGAACCCTTAGTCATTATACATGTCTAACACGTTTCTATGGCTGATACAAATGTTTACGTAGAACCTGGATTCAAGAATGAATCTGTTAAGAATACGTTATCAATGATTGAGAAGAACTCTATCATTCATAATCGTCATGAGGGTATTTGGAGAGTCATTCAACAGTTATTTGAAGAAGGATTCTCGGTTAGTAATCCACAAGGAACTAAGAAGATAACATCAAAGCTTATTCTTCAAGTTCTATGGAAGGTGGTTAACAAAATGAAAGTACCAGACTTTAAGATATACAAAGCTGGTCCTTTTGCTCGTAAGACTGACCTGGAAGAGATTAAGAAAGAATCGACTGTAAGAGATTGGATTGAACAAGTTGTTACAGCTGGTGTTTCAACAGTAATGAAAGAAGGAAATTTCATAAGATGTATGCGAGATAAAGGCGGTGCTTTCTATAAGACTGCTTTATTTGGTGATGCTCATGTGATGATGGGATACGACGAGGATAATTCTGATTATCCAATTACTTTCAAGGTAGGGTCTTTGAGTGATACATACATGAACAACTCTGCAACAGAGATAAGAGATGCAGTTGGAGGTCTTAGTTGCGATAGAATGGCTGTTATATTCAGATATACAATGGACCAATTTAACGAGTTATTCCCTGAATGGAAAGGTAAAGTAGCTAAAGGAGAAATCCCTAGAGCTTACAGATATAAGAAACAACTTGAGAAAACATGGACACAGACTCTATATGAACCTGATGAGGAGATAGAGGTTTGTTACAGTTACGGAATTGATAAGACTATGGTTGTATTCGCTGGCGCACCTTGTACAGTTATCAAGGAACTTACTGGTAAAGAGTATCCATACATCATGGACAAGAAGCCTTACATTCCGATTCTACATTTCAAGTTCTTCCCTTCATCAGAAGGATACTTCAATTATGGAATAGCACACATGATATTTGACTTGGCTGTTGTTACAGCACAGTTAGATAACATGGCTTATGGTCACGCAGGGGATAATGTATATCCAATCAACTTTGTAAACACAACTAGCAAGAACGCTTCAAAGATATTCAATGAGATAATGAAAGCTCATGAATCAAGAGCAGTTGGTAAGAAAGGATATGTTGTATCAGAGAATCCAGCTGGTGGAAGTGGAGTAACAGTTGAGAGTTTCCAGTCACAACCTATCACGAACGAATGGGAGAGAGCGTTTACAAGACTTGAGCAACAAGTAACAAGACTAGGCTTCGGGCTTGATATGCCAGACCTAGGGGCTAATCCTAATGAAATGAGTATTATGGCTGAACAGGAAGCAACAGACGCGCCTATCAAGCAGATTATAGAGTTCAACTCATCAGAGTTTGAAATGGCTGTAAACATGACTATAAGTGCGATTAGAGAGTTCGTACCAGATAAAGACCAAACGCCTTTAAATTCTACTGTTGATATTGAAACAGGTGATATACAAACACCTTTGAGAAACTTCTCATTGGGTAATGTTGCACAAGAGCTAAGACAAAATAAGTATTTCGTAGTTGTGAACTCAAGAGACGGGACAATGCCTAGTGGAGTAATGCAGAACGCACAGATTGATAAGACTATGGCTAAGTTGATGCCTGGTACACCTGCTTGGAATAAAATGGCAGTCAAGCAAGCTAAGCTTAATGGACAAAATGTTACAGAAGAAGATATGGGTATGCCACAAGCACCAACAGGAGCGCCAGAAGGAGAAGCTGCGCCAGTTGTATCTGAAACAAGCCCGTTGAATGCGGCAACACTTAAACATCCACAATTACAACAATGAACAAAGTCTTAAAACAACTTATTGAGAATAAGAAGCGAGCAGTAATCGTTAGCGCTAATGATGAGAAGATGTATCCATGCGAAGAGATTATTGGGGATATGAGAAAGGTGAAAGAGTTTGCATTGTTCTACGAGAATCATTCAGAGGATTTGGAACTTATAAAGGCAACAGCTGAACTAGATATGGTAAGAGACGCAGGGTTTGACCATGATACATACGAAGGATTTATGCTTGGATTAGAGTTCTTTAAGAGATTTTTTGAGAATGCTCAAGCTGATGTAGATTTATACGAGAAGGAAGTTAAGAGTGTTGGGTAGTCGCTCCCTAAAAGCGAAATAAACAAGTGTGCTTATATAATTTAACACATATCTCACATGCCTAGTGAAATGAACACAGAAGTTGATGAACTTCAATTAGAAGTCATTGACAACGGTGAATCTCAAGCAGGCTCTCAAGACACCGAAGGTGAAGGAGAGACTGAGAAGGTGCAGGTCAATCTTGAAAAAGATGACACGCAGAGTAATAAGCTGACTCCTGCTCAGGAGAATGCTAAACGTCAGGAAGAAACTTATCTTAATAGGATAAGTGGAGAAGAAATCAATCCAAAGACTGAAAAGCCTTATGAGATTGAAGACGCTCCTAAATGGTTACAACCAAAGTTGAAGGAACAACTATTCGCAAAGAATGAAGTTCCAGAGACAGAGGCTGTTGTGAAAAAAGTTCTTGAACAAGAACGTGAAGACGTACAGTTCAAGGAGATACAATCACAAATACCTAAACTGACACCAACGCAAGCTCAAGAGTTACAGGACAAATACAAGGATTTAAAAGTTCTTGGAAAGGTCAAAGCGTTACAGTTAGCTTTAGACTTAATGGGGTTGTCCCGTGAAGTCAAAGAGGCTGAAATGCGAGGAGTAGCTAAAGGGAAAATGTCATTACCTAAAAGCGGTAACTCTGCGACAAGAGGTTCTGGTGAGGCTGAACACGTTATAGCTGCTCAAAGCGATAAAAGCTGGAAAGACTATCTCGCCAAGAGAGTTGAACGTGAATCCTAACAGGACATAAGCATAGCTTTTGAAATGACAATTATATCAATTTAATTTTAAAACTATGTCTAACAACATTGGTGCGGGGTTACTCTCGCCTCAATTGTGGTCACCAAGAATGCAAATTCTTTTGAAAAAGAATCTTGTAGGTGCTGCGATTGCAAACACAGAAGAAAGAGCTACTCTAACTTATGGTTACAGAGTACACAGACCTTATGCAGGAGATGTTTATGCTCAAGATTATACTAAGGGTACTGCTCCAACCTTCCAAGATATGGAAGCTACAGATGAGTATCTAGATGTTGACCAAGCTAAAATCATCCCATTGTATATTGATGATATTGATAAAGTTCAGAATAAATACGATGCTTTGAACAAATATACAACTCGTTCAGCTTATCGTTCAAAAGATGCTATTGATAGAAAAGTTCTATCTACATGTGCATCAGGAGCTGCTCTTTCTAATTCAGCAGGAGTAGCATTGACTACAGCTAATGTAGGTCAATATTTCTCTGAGGCAAAAGCTTCTATGTTCAACAATGGAGTTGAAGAGGATGCTCCATGGTATACAGTAATTGATGGAGATACAGTTTCTACTATTGAGCAAACGTTTATGTTCAATGGATTCAAGAAATCTGATGATACTCTAGAGAATGGATATGGAATTGCGGCTTACCTAGGAGACTGGCAAGGTTTAAAGGTATTTAAATCTCAGAATCTACCTACTACAGTTGACATTGTATTTACTGACGATCCAACGGCTGACACGACCTTGATTATCAATGGAGTAACATTTACATTTAGAGCAGCTCTTGGGGTAATAGCTGGAAATGTATTGATTGACGCTGGTTCAGACGTTGACGTTACTTTGGGAACTAACTTAGTAGCAGCTATCAATGGAACAACCCCTGGTTCAATTTACTATCCTCTATCTGCTGCAAACAGGGCTAAATTAGAGAATGCTGGAGTAGTCGCTTCTTATGCGGCTGGATCAAATACTCTTACTTTAACAGCAGCTGGAAAAATGGTTATCGCAGGGACTCAGGATACTGGAACGGCTGGCACTCAAACAATGTCTCTATTAGTTGGCAAAATGGGTGGAGTTGATTTGGTTATCCAAAAAGACCCTTCATTAGAGATTTTGAGAGCTACTGACGGTCGTAGAGGATATATCGCTACAACTTTGACTCTATTCGGAACAAAGATGTTCAATGAGGGAGCGCAAAGAACTTACAAGATGACAATCAATAAATAATTAACCACCAAATAAAATGGGTAAAATTTTAATCAGACCAGAATTGCAGGGTGGCTGTACTGTTGGTGGGACAGAGGTGATTAGCGCCACGGGAGTTTATAAGGGCGTCATCTCTACAACTAATATTACTGCAACGGGCAACACCGTAATTGGTGATGCTGGAACCGATACGCTTACGGTGAATGCGAAGATTGTAGACGACAATATTCTAACTTTAGGAACAACAACTACAAATGCTGCTACTAAGGTTACATTGGAGTTTGACAAAACCACCACAGGCATAGGGCAATTCAAAATGGGGGATTTGTCTAATCCTCAAGTTTTAAACGTTAATCCAGGAGCGACAGTTGTTGGATCAACTATAAACATCCTTCATTCTGCTGGTGCTGGAAATTGTGACGATTTAATTGGGCAGTATGTGAAAACAACTGTTTCAGGAGATGGAGATGCTGGACTAACTTTAGTCGGTAGCGCTCCAAGGGCTTATGTTGGAACAGCTTTAGGAACAACCGTAGCTTCTCAGTGTTATGGTTCACAACCTTGGGCTAAACACATGGGGACAGGAGCAATTACTGCAATTAGTGGATTATCAGCTTTGTTAGATGTAACAACTGATAATTTCACGGCATCAACAGCAAATGCTGGGCACTTCCATGTAAAAGGAGCGGCTACCGTAACTGGTCAATTCGATGGGGTGATGATTGAAATATATCCAGACGTTACTTGTGCTGATTCAGGATTAGCAATCGCGGTTGATGCTGTAGCAGTTGTTGATACTGCTATCAGGATTACAGGCTCACCTTTGTCACAGATGAAATTATCATCAGGAGCTAAAATATATACAGGAACGGCGGCAACAAGAGCAGCTGTAAGAGCGGAAGTAGGAGATACCGCTCCACTTGGTTCTATGTATATTGGCGTAGGGGCAGTTGCTACTACTAAGCCATATACTTACATTAAGGTTATAGCAGGTCCTGGGGATACAGATTGGGAGAGAGTAGTTACACAAGCATCGGACTAACATTTTTCTAGGGGAGAGGAGAAATCCTCTCTCCAATGAAGAATCTTAACCACAAAAGTATGCAAATTCCATTGTTATCAACTAATCGCTTCAAGGTGCTTACACCTAGTGATACGGTTAAACAGACTTATTCATGTGCTGCTGTTACGGGGGATCCAGGCTCTCCAAAAGTTATCCCTGGTTTCAAATTTTTATATGTTACGGTTACTGGTGATGTAGTTGTGAATAATGACGCAGGTACAGCAATTACTTTCACGGGAGCAACGGCTGGGACATTACTTCCAGTTACTGGAAATATATTAAAAGCGGCAACAAGTGCGACAGTTGTAGGAATATTCTAAACTAAATTTACATGCTTCCAGTTGTGCAGCCAAATAGGTTAGCTGAAAACAGAACGTGGGATTTTGATGCTATTAACGGTACCCTTAGAGCTTCTACCCCACTTGTTGACTTAGACGTTACAAATAAGCTTTATGTTGATACAGGATTAGCTTTAAAGCTTAATTCTGGTGATTTCTCTACTCAATTCGCTTTAAGTTTAGCCGCTATTGATACGGATGACGTGGCGGAAGGCGTTACAAACTTATATTTCACAAGCGCTAGGGCAAGAGGAGCTTTGTCAGGCACAGCACCTATCACTTTTAACGCTGGAACAGGTGCAATAGGATTTGATGGCTCAACGCTTGACCATAACGCACTCAATAATCTTGCTACAGGCGATGTTCATACTCAATATTACAACCTTGCTAGGCTCAATACTTGGCTAGCAGGCAAAACTACAGATAATTTAACAGAGGGTGCAGCAAATTTATACTGGTCAAACACTCTCTGGGATGCTAGATTTGCCGTTAAAACGACTTCCGACTTACCAGAGGGAACTAATCTATATTTTACAACAGCTCGGGCCAGAGCCTCAATAAGTGGGGCTGGTGCGATAAGCTATAACAATACTACTGGAGTGATTTCGGTTACCCCTGGAGTTGGATTAGGTGATGTTTTAGGGCCAGCAGGAGCGATAAATAACAACTTTGCTACGTTTGATGGCGTTACTGGTAAGATTATTAAGGATTCAGGGCTTAGTAGTGCTAGTTTCCTTAAGATTGACCAAACAACTCCTCAAACAATCATAAATGGTGTTCCATTAATGACTACTGCCGTAGATCCATACGGTTCTGATAATCAGCTAGTAAATATGGATTATGTTAAGAGTGGCACATGGCTGATGCCACCTATAATAGAATGGTATGACCCTGTAGCAGAAGGAGGACTGCCAGCAGCTCCTAGCGTTGGTGATAGATATGGAGCAGATAGTACTGGGTTTGGATGGACTATTGATTATATTTATGAATGGGATGGATCTGTATGGGTAGAATCTGCTCCAGAGGAAGGATGGATGTTGTGGGATTTATTTGGGCTTATTATGTGGGTTTTCTTTTCAGGAGGATGGATGGAAGAGGGAGAAGATTCATTTCTCAAACTTGACCAGACTATTCCACAAATATTCACGGGTGGAGTAGTGACTGGTTCAGGACTTTTGAAAGTTACTGCTGGCATTTTAGGATTAGATACTAATACATATTTAACAGCGGTAACGGCTCATAATTTATTATCCGCTACGCACGGAGATACTTTAACCGATACGGTTGTAAGGGGTGATATTATTGTGGGAAATTTAACACCTAAATGGGCAAGATTAGCCTTCCCCGCAACCCCTACTGGAAAAGTTTTAATCGCTACTGCAACTGACGTAGCATGGAGTGCGAATCCTTTGGGGACAGCTGCCTATGCAGCCACGGGAGATTTCTTGGCGATAGACGGTAAGGCTGCTGACTCTGACTTGTTAGACAATCACGATACTGCTTATTTTCAAGTAGCGCTTACTTTTGGGATAGCAGATACAAATAAAGTACAGATTAATGCAGTCGATGTTGCAGAAAATGACTATGCTTTATTTACGGCAACAGGACTAAAGGGAAGAAGTTATGCAGAAGTTCTAAGTGATATTGGAGCTTCACCTGTAGCTAGTCCAACATTTACTGGGACAGTTGCTTCGCCAGCTTACGAAGTTTCGAGTACATCAGGATTAAAAGTAACTGCAGCAGCAGCAACTTATCTATTCTTAAGCGGAACAGTTGCAAATGGAGCTAGTGCTGTTGGAACAGTTTTAGATAACTCTACATCTCTTTCTACGGCAGGAGCTAAAATAACCTCTTTTAGAAATGCTACAGTTGAAAAGGCTTATGTTGACTATGCTGGTTTAGGATATTTTGCAGGAGGACTTCAAATGCCAAATAACACATGGTTAAAGGCAACGAATAATGCTGGATCTGGAACAGTCAATATTCTTTCAGTAAATACTTCTGATGAAATAGTCTTTGGGGCGACTGTAAATCTAGGAACAATCGCAATAACGGCTGATTCAGGAGCGGTCACTTTGGTTGATATGCCAGTAAGTGCAACTCCTACCGATGGAACAGAAGAAAGTTATTCATTTGCAATAGACGCAGCTAATATTTTAAAGATATACGCTGAGGCAGATCATGCTGGAAATATTAAGAATAAAGGAATCTACTTATACGGGAATATGAACGTAGCTACTCAGGCTACAAGTATTTCAATTTTAGATAATAGTGCTACTTCTTTAGTAATAAAAGAGGGAGCTAATTCATATTTGACTTTTGATTCAAGTAACGGAACTGAGAATATAACTGCTGCTAAAAGAATTGTGGCAAGTGGAGGATTAGACGGGACAATTGGCGCAACGACTCCAGCAGCAGGAACTTTTACAACGATTGTAGGCGATAGCATAAATTTAGGGGATACTGTTTTAAGTGATTACAAAGAATCAACTTTCGCACCTACCGTTACATTAGTTGGTGGAGCGGGAAATACAGTTCCAGTTTATACGACAAATACTGGTAGATATACAAGAATTGGAAATAGAGTATTCGTAGACATTGAATTAACTGGTGATGGTGGAGCAGAGGGAGCTGGAACAGGAGCTTTTAACATAGCATTGCCAATTACTGTTTTCGCATCAGCCGCAAATAAACTTATACAGTGTGGACACGTTTCAAATGGAGCTTCAATTTATGGCATATTGGGATATATCACTGTATCAGCTACTACTGTTGAACTTTATTATATAAATGGCACGGCTCTCACAGGAGTCACGGGGGCATTACAAAACGATGCTAGTAGACTTGTAAGATTGAGTTTCTGGTACGAAGTATAATTATCTATAATGCAAACAATTAAAATAAATCCAGCGTTGACAGCGATTAAAACCACGGTAGGTGGACAATCCTTTGCGACTGGAGATTTATTTAAGAATCTTCTGTTATGGTTCCCTTTGACCACTGAGTGGGCGAATGGAACAACTGTATTGGATAGAGGCCCTAAGAAGCTTCATACAGCCGTGTCAGGTAATCCAGTAATTGGAGCGAACTTTACTACTTTTGATGGTACAGGAGATTGGATCAATGTAGTCGATTCAGTCAATAACTTTTTCAATTTCACTAATACGGGGGCATTTACTACTCATGTTTACATTAAAACTCTAACAGCTGGTATAGGAGTATTCTCTAGGAGGTCTACTTACGGATGGTTGTCTCAGATTAGACTTGGTAAATGTGATTGTTTTATTGATGACGTAGGAGGGAATAAAAACACTACTAATACGATAACGGTAAACGACGGGGTTTGGCATTCTATAATGTTTGTTTTCGACAGTTCAACTAATCCAATGAGAAGAATATTCGTTGACGGAGAAGTTGATACAATTATTTCTGGGAGTGCAACTGTAGGAGCTTTTGCACAAGCTGGCATAGATTTAAGAATAGGAGCTACTAATGCAGGAGGTTCGGTATTAGTTGGTTCACTTAGAGATGCAATGATTTGGAATATGGCTAAAACTCAAGCAGACGCAAGGATTTTAACTAAACAAATGCAATCACTTAACTTAGCTTAATATGGACGATTCAATGGTAGTAGGAGAGGAAACAATTAACAAAGATGACGGGGCTGTTGTCGTAAGATATGTAGAAACTACTGATGTAAAACGAGAATATGAAAGTGAAATAGTTAAAGAGATAGATTTTATAGACGCAACTATGGCTGACTTAACACAACGAAGGATAGTTTTACAAGCAAAGTTAGATAAATTCATAATAAAATAACATGGAAGATAAAGCAATAAATGATTGCGTAGTAAGGCTAGAAGCTCAGATGACTTTTATGTCAGAGAAAATAGTCAACATACATGATATTCTAAAAATGGGTCCACATAAGTATTCTTCTAAATGGGTAGAAACTGCCATGAAGGGAATGATTGGAACGATTTTATTTGCTTTCTTAGGGGCTTTAATAGCTATTGTGATAGCTCCTGCCACGACTCTTATAGTATATAACTTAATTGTTAGAAATGTTTAAATATTTTATAAACAATAAATAAATGACGTATATTTTTCCTGTTGAAACTGCTACTGGAACAGTAGACGGAGTAAACAAAACATTTACACTTACAAGAAACATCTATCAGATTGATTATGTTATTGTAGACGGTGTTATCTATGGTGGCAACGTAGTTTTCGTTCAAGGAACACCTACGTTCTTACTTGAAGATGCGCCTGTATTCTCGTTGCCTCAAGTAGCGTACTATGATTCAGCCGTTTCGTTACCTACTGGACAAGGAATCACCGTAGCAGAGTTAAGAACAGAGTTTTTAAAGAGAATGAAAGACACATCAGATATTGACGCAATTTCTGGTACATTTATGCAATGGTGTAACTACATCAATAGACACGCCTATAGAGAACTAACTAACGTACAGCCTGAACAGTATATCAGAACTCAAACTTATACATGGACTTCTGGAACGTCTACTTATGCTTTACCAAGCGACTTTGACAACGTAAGTCCACAAGGTACAGGAATGTATGAAATAGATAACAACGGACAAGATACTGACCGCAGACTAGCATTGACTAACTTTGGGTCAACTTCTTCTGGCTGGTACATGAACAAACAAGCCTTCACAGTTACACCTATCCCTTCTGAATCAAAAAACTATAGATTGAGATATATTCCAATGCTTACAGATTTGACTTTAGAAACTGAGCAAATGGTTATCCCTAGAGCATACTCTTGGCATATTATGAATGTACTAAATGCTTACTATGATGTTTGGGATACAGACAATGGCGATGAAGCTTGGAACGACGAACGAGTGAACAATTCTCTACAAGAGTTATTATCCCAAATCAAACCTGACGGACAGAATGTTGTAATTGATGATTTTACTTCAGCTTATTATTATTAAAAATATGACGTATTTTTCTCATAAACTAAAACCAGCAGGAAAGACAGCGACACAAGCTACGACTTACATGGCTGCAAAAGGTAAGAATGTTCGTGACCTTCCGCAATTACTTACTCCTGACTTCTGTCAGATAAACGAAAACTATATCCCCTTGACAGATGGAGGACTTGCTAAACGTAAAGGGCTTATAAAGATTGCTGAAATAGCAGGTAATAAAGCTGGTACAATGATAGCTGAATGGAAAGGGTATTTTATATTCGGATACGACAAGACTGTTGCAGCTTTGAACATTTCTACTCTAGCGGTTACAACAATCAAGTCTAACTGGACAACAAATGACCCTTTTAGCGGAGGTTCTTATGGTGATTTCTTCTTTGTAGGTAATTTAGGTGATAAAGTTCACTATATTACTGAAACAGCTGGTGTATTTACAATTACAGAAATAGCTGGTGCACCTAAAAGTGGAGTGATTAGACCTATTGGCCCTAGATTATACGCAGGTGTTGAAAATGCGGTTTACTACTGTTCTATTGATGATGGTACTGACCCACCTTTTCAAACATGGACTGTTGCAACTACAGCGACAGCAGGAGGGAAGGTTTCATTCAGAAATGCTGGTACAATAACAGAGATTTGCTCATTAGGAGATATAATTGTGGCTTTTGGAGATACAGGTAAATGGGCTTTCAGAATAACCACTCAAAATGACGGCACTGGCACAATAGTTAAGCTAGATGAGGTAGTTATTGATAGAGTTGATATGGGAGGCGCTTCTGGTGCTAAAACTACCCCTAAGGGACTATTCTATGTCAATTCTACGGGCCTATGGCAGGTTATTTCTCTTGGACAGCCTAATATACCATTTTCAGACCAAGAAGGCCTCACAAGCGTTCTTTTGGGTACTAAATACTGGGACGACGTTGACTTGACTAATTGTGACATGGTTTATCATGCAAAATTCAATACTTTATTGGTTACTTGTGCTAAGGCGTCAATTTCTAACAATCATATCGTTACTTACAACACGGAGAACAAGGCTTTTGCTACGTTCAAGAACTGGAATATCAATAGATTTACTAAGATTGACGGTGATATTTACGGGATTAGTTCTGTTAAGACGGCAATCTATCATTGTTTAGCTGGTAGTGATGACGACGGAATCACGATTGGCACAGAATACAAACAAGAATTGAAAACTGGTGACTTAGAAACGCGTCAAAGTATCTTTGGTGAATACATCCAAGGTGATTTACATTCATTGAGTAATATTAAAGTGAATTTTGATATATACAACGTCAGAGGAGTGCTTGAATTGAATAAAATCAAGCTAGAATGGACACCTACGGCTAATTACAATACTCTAGACGGATTTGGTACTGCAGAGTACGGCAAGTCTGGTTTTGGTGGTGACGACGACCAGTCTGGATTGGTATCAAGTTTTGCTGGAGCAAGGGCATACATACGAAACTATCAACGTATAATTCTACATATAAAATCATCTGACAAATTCCCGCACTCATTGAACTGGGTGAAAATGGATACTCAAGTAAAGGGAAAGATTAGAAATAGACAATTAACTCAAATAATTTAACAATAATTTTATGGCTTATACTCCAAGCACAACACTACCAGCATTGAAATTCTTTCAATGGTCTACAAAGGCTGCACCAAATCCTACATTAAGCGCACCATTATCACCAACTGATCCAACTATCTATTTTTCAGCACCTCCATACGACCATACAGGAACTATTATAACAGGTGGATTCTTAATGGGTGTTAAGAACTCTGATTCTTATGTAATGACTTGCTGGATTGCGCCAGGTGCTGTTGCTGCTGACGGTCTTTCCGCAACAGTTGTACAAGGTGTTAGATTAGAGGGTCTTGACTATACGACAAGTGATTCTACTCTTATACCTGCTGACGGGTTTAGTGCTGGTGATGCAATTTCTTGTAACATTTCAGGAATTATTGATGCTTTGATAAGCGGAGCTATTAAAGGAACAATAGCGACTAACGGAATAGGGTTTATAATTGGCGACGGCACAAATACAAATGGTACGATTTCACATAAAGACGCTACCAGTACAAAGGGTTGGTTAAGAAAGAATCCTACTACTGCTAAAGTCGAATACTCTAACGACGGTACTTCTTGGAATACCATTGATGCAGTATCAACTTCTAACTTAGTAGTAGTAAGTGCTGCTGATACAACTCCTGGTAACTTATACGATAAAATAGAAGCTGAGGGAGACCTTATTAAAACTATTGAAAATCCAGGAGCGAATGAGAATATTAAATTGTCTGTTAATCCAAATTCTTTTACCTCTAGAGAAGGAACAACAGCTGGTGATCCAGTTTCACAAACAGGCGTATCAGGACAATGCGAGAATACTGTAATTAAGACATTGGCAAGACCTATAGCTGGATATATTAGAAAAATTCAAGAAACTATGACGTATTTTGGTGACGCGACTACTCAGTTCGATATTACGAATCCAAGCGGGACTACGTTTAGATATACTTACGATGCAACTGGTACTGATCCAGTCATAAGTAGTAGTACTCTCTCTATTGGGGACGTTGTGGAAATATTTGGATTTAATTTTAGTGCTGGAAATAATGTCCATAAAGCTATTTTGACAGGAGTCGGTCTTAATTATTTTGAGATTACTAATGCTTCTGGGGTTGTTGAAAGCAATAAGACTCTAGGAGGAGAATCAACGGTTGACTCAGGGGCTACTACAAATATTAGAAGCACATATGTTGATGAAAATATTGTTGGAGCAATATACACAGTTGGAACGGTGTCTTATGTTGTAGGTATTCAGGTGGACGAAAAAGGAGAACAGACTATAAGTACTCCAGTTAGTCTTGGCGCCACTACTGGATATTGCACTGATATTACAAGCCCAGATGCTAGTCGTATAGTAGCAGTATATCGTAATGGTACGGATAGCAAAGTTTATGCGGTAATAGTCCCTTTTACTGGCGCTACTCCTGGAACAGCTGGAACCGCAGTTGAATTAGGGACGTGTTCTGGAACTACTCAGGGATATACAGCTATCTCAATGATTAATAAGGTTACGCCTACTATATGCGTAGCGTATAGAGATACTTCTGATTCTAATAAAGGTAAGGTTGTAGCTGCTGAAATAGGGGCAAGTGGAACAACTATAGACACTCCTGGATCTGCCGTAGAAATTTTAACAACGGCTACTGGAAATGATTGTTCTTCTTTGTCCGTTACTTTCATGGCTACAGACAGAGTTCTGGCTTTATTGATTGACGAGAATAATAGTTCTTTTTGTAAAGCTTCTACAATAGTAGCTACTGGAACAGTATTATCACCCACTACAGAGGCAACCTTCTATTCCGTGGGAGGAAGCAGTCTCAGGGGTTGCTATGTAGAAGACAATAAAGCCATAGCTGTATGGATTGGTGCTTCTAGTTATGTGTATCAAACAGTTTTTACCTTAACTGGATTAGTTTTAAGTTATCCAACGGCTTTGCCAGTGAACGCATTGGCTTCTGCTACGCCAAGTGTTACTGTAACAAATACCACCAAGGCCTTTGTTGTTTATGAAGAGACAGCCGCAAGTGACGGCAAAATAAATGAATTAACTATTGGAACTACGGGAGCACAAATTGGAACCCAGAATACTTTAAATGGAAGTACAAATAATGTAGCCTATACAAGTGTTGTAAAGCTAAACTCAAGAGGCACTGTTTATGTTTCTTATCGAGATGAAGCGGACTCAAATAAATATAATTCAGAAGTATACCAATCCTATGACAATTCAACTTATTGTATTGGATTTGCTCAATCAACTGTTGTAACAGGAGCTAGTGTGAACGTAAGAAGTACGGGAGTTGACTCTAATCAATTAGGATTAGAAATAGGTTCAATATACTATGTGGCTGATGGGGGTGTTTCTACTATTAATGATTCCGATATTGAAGTTGGAATTTCAAAAACAAGCACTACTCTAGGAATAGGATTAAGACGCGTCAAGGCGTCCGTAACTCCTGTTACGAGAGTCTATGAAGTAAATACAACTTTGCTTGGGAGTAACGATTCTCAATTTGATATTACTCAAGCAGGTACTGAGACTACTTATACATGGGATGGAACTGGCACAGATCCAGTTATATCGGCGGCTACGATCCCAATTGGCACCGTTATGGAATGTTATGGAAGCAATTTCGCCGCTGGCAATAAAGGAGCATTTACAGTTATCGCAAGTGGAGATAATTATTTTACTGTTACAAATGCAGGGGGAACTTCCGAAACAAACAAGACTTTAAATACTGGATATTTAGCAAAAAGAATTCCCGTTGTATGGGTTAAGCCAGTAGGTTTAACATATCTAGAGGTTGAGATGGAGGGAGCTTGCGGAGGTGGAGTTAACGCTTCTGGTGCAAAAGGTGGATATGCAAGAAAAATATTTGATGAATCTGGCTTAACTAATACCGTATCAGTTATAGTTGGAGCTGGGGGTAGGGACACGACGGCTTGTAGTGGAACTCCTACTTTATTCGGAAGTTATATAACTTGCAATAGCGGAACTGGGGCAGTTACAACTACTCCTGGAACTGGGGGGACGGCCACTGGTGGAGACTTGAATATTACTGGACAAAATGGGTATTATGACGCAGAAGTGAGTCCACTTTCTGTCATTGGATACATAACTGGTCCTGGTGGAGCTGGTGCGGGAAATGCGGCTAGAATTATTCTTACTGAACATTTTTAATAACTAAAATATATGGCTAAAAATAAAGGGAAGAATAGAACTGTCACGCTGGCTACTGGCAAAAAACTTACTGGTACAGCTGCTAAAAATTATGGTAGCTCCTCAACTTCACCTG